TGGGTTATTATAAAAAGGTCTGGTAGGTGCACGGCCATCTTGGTAAGGTAGATTAGCTAAAGGATCACCAACATTCTTAATTTTTAAATCATGGTAATTCTCAATATGTTTCTTCTCATACTCAGGTTCATTTTCCTTATACTGTTCTTTTAACCATGGTACTTCCAGTTCAGTAGTGTTACGATTAAAAGTATAAGGGCTTACGTCTGTGACTTCACCTTCTTCTGTGTAGTATTGACCCGGGCCAGCGTGTGCTATCTGAGGGTTAATCTGTAGCTGCTTCTGTGCAAGAGGAATAATCATACCATGTTTATCTGGATCAAAGTCACCATCAGGAACTAATATTCCGTCAATATAATAATAAGCTTTACCATTTCTTCCATCAATTAAAGCTCCACTAGTTGTAGTAAAACCACCTTCTGGAAAAGATTTTAAATTAGCTAACTTAGTAGGTATGTTAGGTCTGTCCTCTGGTCTAGGAGCTGTACCTCTGCCCGGCCAGTTCTTATCATAAGGATCTTTAGTCCTATCATCACCCGGGCTTTGTCCGGGTTTCTCTCCGATCAATAACTGATTAACTAAGTTAGCATCTTGCTTACCTTTTTCGTAAGCTTTCGTTATCTTTAGATCTCGAATAAATTTTTTGTCGAGTATAGCCATTAGAAATTAATGTTTGAACGTGCAAGTTTATTTTGTATGTCCTGTCTATATGCAGGGTCTCTTTCATATCTTGAATCTCTCATAGCTTTAACTACTTCAGCCTGACTACGGAATACTGATCCGTCTGATTTAGGTGCTGTGCCTGCTATCATGTTTCCATCCTTTCCTATTGTATCATTATATC